CGTATCAATCAAAGGGGTGTTGGTTCCTTCTATACTTTCACCTGCGGCCAAAGCGGCCTTTGCAGCTTTATACTTTGGACCTTTTATCTTGGACAACTTCCTGAGCACGGTAATATCTGAATTTGCAGCCCACCCATTTCGCGGGTCAGTAAACCATTCCCGGCACACGTTCTGCCCAATCTGGCCCGCACGGTTGAGATACTTTATTGCAAGGGCTTTATTGCCTGATAATGTGGCACTTACTGCCTGTTTCAATTCGTCTTGAATCGGTTCAATGTTGCCATGGGCCTGTATTGCTGGCTCTATTACCGGCCGTGCAGGTATGCGTTTCATGGGTGAACCGTTTGTGTGGATAAAAAGCAATTCAGCGTTACCGACTTCCCCCGTTTTGCGCGTGTTATCTGCTTCGGGTATCCCGACATATACCTGCATATGTTGCAGTTCCTTAAATGCCTCAAGAATTTTTGCCGTGTTATCGGTTATTTTCAAGGATGAATTTACCATATGTACATTGGGCCTGCCCCAATCATCTTGGCAAACGTTATAAACTGCTGGCCGTAGGTTGTTAGGTTCCACGACCCCCATTGCTCCCATCCCGTGACAATGGGTTGATAACTTACCGATACATCAGCCACGGCCTTTGATACCTGTATGCCCTTAGCTAGACCCATAGAAACAACTGTTTTGGCATTTGCGTCTGTGGGCGCTAAAGATTGAAGATAAAGCGTTGCGAAATGAGCCACAAAAAGATTCATACCCATGAGCCACGCATCTTCCCACCGCACCTGTGATACTGTGGCATTTGCTAAATTAACAAATGTCTGTAAAATGGGATTAGGTGACGAACCATTAAGAGGAAACAGAGCAACCGAAAACTGGGAATAAAAAGCCTGAAAGTCAGCTACAGCATAAGGGGGATTATCACCAAAGCGGATATTAGCCGCATCGGTAACGCTCCCCTCTAATGCGTAACTTTCATAGCCGTACTGGCTATCAATCCAGTTGTCGAACTCTGGGGATGGCATTATGCCGTTTTCTCCGTATCAGCCTTAGCAGCCTTGCCCGCAACAAATGGGGTTACCTGGATGATTTCAATATCCCCATCGGCCTGAGCCCATTTGAACATCTGGTCATCGGAACACCAATCGGGGACATCCTGGAAATCCCCCGTCGTTGTACGCACAACTTCCGGGACCATGATACCTGCGGTTTTGTCGAGCTTGTCAGCACCAGGCTTGATAAACCCATATGCTTTCTTTGAAAAGATTCGCATGATCTCCCTTTCTTAAATGCCGTCAAAATAACCAACGGGCTGGGTATACAGGAACTTGGGCACACCGATTTGACCCACATAGAGAGTCAGGTAAGCGGCTTCCTTGACGTCCGGCTGGGTCATGGCACGTTGGATAGGCACGGTCAGATCGAAGTAGAGGCGATCTTCGTCGTTGACATAGGCAAGGGCACGATCCGTACCATTGGCACCGGCACCGATGCACCAGCGAGAGGGATATATCTGGACATCCACACCCTGGGTTTTTCCGATGTTGTTTTCGAGGAGGTAGGTCAGGATAGACGCCGAACCGGCCGATGAAACCAGTGTGGTGGAGATGTAGGCAAACTGTGCGGGCGGGATCAGAATCTGGTTTGCCATCCCTGAAACGTCGTACTGCGACGCCGCCCACGTATTGACCAGCATTGTGTTGACGTCGTTCAGGATTTCATTCGGAGTTTTATCTTTCCATGTCCGAAGAGTCGAAGCGCCGGCGGGTACCGCAATAGCCGTGATGGTCGTGTTATTCAGCAAGCCGGGGTTGCTGGCAAAACCCTGGTAGACCATAAGGTCAAGGGTTTTGTTCCAGTTAAGCCGAATACCTTTGTCAAGCAGGTCATCAAGCGAGCGGCCAACTTGCTGCATTTTCTGCATATCGACATAAGGCACTTTCAGGATATTGCCCCACCCAAATACGGGGTAGAGGTCTTTACCAATATCCGCCTGCATGAGGGGAATACTGTTGGACTGACCGCCCATCAGGCCGTACATATTGGGGCCAGACGTGGCGTAATTGACGTTGAAGGTTGACGTGTAATCGACCCATCCACCGCCGCTCTTACATACGATATCACGCATCCACGTGACGGAGGTCAGCGGCTCGCGAACCTTGGGATCACGTTTTTCAAGTTCACCCTGGAGAAAAGCCAGCCCCCCTGAAGTCGCGGCGTCGAAAGTCAGAGCGTTGAAAGCGTTTCCGTTCCGCATGGCATCGATTGTTGCTTTGTTTACATTGGTTACAAGTTCCATTGTTTTTGCTCTCCTTTCTCCGTTACGGTGCAATCCGCGTCAGGATGGTAAGTTCGGCTACGTTGTTCGCATCTTTTGCGCCCGTAGTCCATTGGCAATTGGTAAGCTGGACAGTATTGCCACCATCGGCGGCAGCCTCAAAGCCGCCGACAATACCGGCAGGGATCGCACCATTCAGAGTTTTGCGCATGTAGACGGCACCGCCAGCGGTGGGCGTGCCAACAAGGCAATTGACAACAGCCGATCCGCGTTCGAGGGCATCACAGGCATTACCGGGTGAGTACTGACCGGCGCTCTGCGTGACGTAGGTCGTGGACTGCTGAACTTCACGGACGGCCACACCAGCAAAAACAGCCGCGGTGAGGGTACCTCCGGCAGCAATCCATGCAGCAATATCGGAATACGTGTTATCCGTATTAAGAACAACACCTGCGCCGAATTTGGGGCCTGCGGCATCCGCCGATTTAACCAGCCGGTTTGCGATGATACAATCACCGTTCCGGCTGTATGAACCAGGAAAACCGATATTCATTTGAGTGCCTATAGCTGAACCGGGCATGTTTATCTCCTTTTAATGCAAAATGTTTTTGCGGTGGAATTTTTCTTTGGCGCTTTTGCCGAAATCAGTATCATCAGTCCGTTTGGCGTCCTGGGCTTGTTTCAGTTTCAGCAAGTCACCATATGAAGCCTTCTGGCTATTGGGAGCTTTGAAAGATGCTATCAGAGCATCGCAAGCTTTCCTTTTTGCCGGGCCGTCGGGCATTGCAGCAATTACCGGGCGCATCGCCTTGATAGCGGCAATAGCGGCATTGGAATCGGCTCCGGGAATGGGATTGGTCGGGAGTTCTTCACCGGCCAACGTTTCGACGGGAATCAGTTCGGCGTCGCCAGTCTCTTCCTTCTTGCCCTCTTCGAGCTCTTTGACAAAAGCATCAAGGGACTCTTCCGGGCCTGCCGCTTCGCCAGCTTCCGATGTTTCGAGTTTTGCCATCCTGGCGGAAATGCCTTTGATCTCTTCCAGAATCTGCTTCATCGCTTCGGCGTGCTCGTTGGTGTTGCTCTCGTTGGTAGTATCGACGTCCTTTGTGCAAGCATCTTCATTGCGCTTTTCGTTACGAGCTTCCCCCTTCGAGGTTGCTTCAAATGCCTTTGCTACCTCTTCCGGTTCGGCATCTTTGGCGAATTCTTTCAAGCCAAGGCCGAAAATGTGTTTTACGCTGAAAGCCATTTTTGTCTCCTTTTTAATCTCTGGTTTGTGATCTCTTATAGCGACTTGGGTTCCGGCCCTGCCATGTGGGACAATAGCAATATGGTTGATACGGATGTTTTTTTGTTCATATTTCCCTTCGCCTATTTTACTGTAATCGCATATATAGCCAAGGGACACTTCCCGCTGCCCGTTTTCTACCTTGGAAATCAGACTGGCATCTTTGATATGTAGGTCAGCAAGCAACTTGTCATCATCTTCGCCCGTGCCCTTTCTGCTGTTCTGGGCATGGCCCTTTGAATATGAAGCATGATTATTGGGATCGAGCAATTGCGAGGGATGAAGGTCTGTTATATCCTTGCCCTCTACACTTGCAACTGTTGCAGGGTGGAATACCTCTTTAGGGTCTCTCCATACCTGAACAATACCCGGCTCATCTGCCCCAATCTCTTCAGATGCATATTCCTGCCACCCTGTACGACCAACAGGCACGTTGTGCGCTATCAAAAACCCCTCTGGAGTCTTTGAAATGTTGTCGCTGATTTTGGTAGCATAATACGCGATAGCCATTGGTAAACCTTATTCAGCCGGGGTAAAAGTCAGCGTTGCTTTGCCTGCACCACTTTTCAAGGTGGTCACGAATTTGACGGCATTATCGTTCAGACCAACAATGTGAAAACTGCGGGTTGCTGTCGTGGTCATGTTGGTAAATGCCGTAATAGTACCATCAGCATGCTGTACAAAGGGCGTACTGAACGTGCCAGTGGTAGAAGGTGCACTCTGCACGGCAACAGACCAATGTGCGGTGGTGCCGCTTGTCACCGTAACCTGCAACGACCCGGCCCTGTGACTTGACATGCTGATAGCAGGCGTAGGGTTGACTTCCGTGCTGGACGAATAATTACCAAGGGTAATAGCCGCCCCCTTCACGATAGTACCCGCCACGGGGTTCAAGGCGGTATTGGCGACGTTATAGTTCCCGTCCACAATGGCAAAAGCGCCACCGACGCAAAAACCGAGTACCAGGAAGATCACGACGAATGCTATTGACTTCTTTGAAATACGGTCTTTCATTTTGGGTTCTCCTTTTGCTGTGGGTAAATATATTTGTGTTGCAATATACTCTGTGTGTAGGCCACAAAAAAAGACGCCGAGAGGTTCAGAGCCCTCTGAGGCGTCTTTTAATGCGCTTGCGTCGCTTGCCATCTGGCCGGATGTTGGGCGAACCTGATTTATTGTGTTACTCTATTATCACAAAGTGAGTTAAAAAACAACACATTTATGCGGCCTGTTGGTACATCACCGCATATTTTTGGAACTGGCCTTTATTCATAGTGATAATACTACCACCGATATGCACTTTAGCCGGGAATCTGATCATATCGAGGCGCACGATCGGCTCAGGATAACATCTACAATTCCATATATCACCCGCTTGATATGTACCGTAATTCTTATTTTGCCGATCAAGTAATTCAGGGTTAGGGGCTTCTCTCCAATTGATGATTACGCCCTCCATGTGCTTGTGGGAATCACGCACACGGGCATCATGGGACGTGCGCCAAACGTACCAGTCAAGATCAAGGCTATCTGCCCTGGCCTTTGTAAGCGCCGTTGACGCCTTGCTTGTCTCTGTTCTAGCAATCAGATTGATACGGCTGTCTGCAATCTGCGGGAACTGTTGTTTCAATTCATCGGCAATGTCGCTTGACCGTCTGCCCTTTTGGGACTCTTGCAGGACATAGTCATTTACCTCACGAGCTATAGCAAGTGGGAAGGTTGACACAAGCTCTGCATTCCGAGTGATGATAGACTGCACTGCATAGCCTATAGGACCATTCATCTCATTGCGCAACATATCATATATGAGCTGCCCTTGCATGGACTCACGGGCAGCAGCACGCCACGTCTTGGCACCTTCTACAACAAGCCCGGTAATCATCTTGACAGCAGCCGATCGAGTGAAATCGTTGAACGCCTGGGAAAGGGATAAACTACGTAGGTTTTGCGTGAGTTCAAACGGATGGGTGAAATCCAGCACAAGCATCCGCTTGAATAGGCTGGCAAGCATCCGCTTATACTGTTCTTCTATTCTGCGCTTTGGTTGCCAGATGCTATTCATTCATCGGCCTTATCTGATGGCTTATTAGGCTCGAATCCAGGCAAGCCACCCATTCCCATTTCCTGTTTTGGCTCCAGGCTATCATCGGCCTTCTCGATATCTTTATCAGTGATGTTTGACCACATACCAGTTTCGTCAGACATTTGGCGCAGCTCTTTCAAAGCTATCTGCTGGGATATGATACCGGCATTGAATGTGTCGTTGACTGCCGTCGTCTTTTTGCTGGCAAGTTCTGCCCGGCGCTCACTGGTAACAGTCTGGCATGGCTTGAAGGCAAAATCAAGATCGTCTGGTATCTCACCCCAGGTGGACAACGCAATCACGGGTGTGAGTTTGTCAAGCTGGGGGCGCAACTGGCTGTCCTGTTTCTCACCCAACATGTCGTAATAGTTTTGGAGATCGCTTTCACCGGAAGAGTTCAAGCCAGACGGCGCACGGCCAAACAACTTCGTACACGGTATTTCGGCGGCCCCGGACATGTCGAGCATAAAAGATTCGTATATGTCGTTGATGCCTGTGAACGAATACTGCTTAGTATCGAAGTCGTCGTCCTTGTCAAGCACCATCATGCCCATGTTGGACATGAGCCGGTTTTGCGCTGACAGAGTGTTGTAAAGGTTTTGTTGTGCCTTGGGGTTATTTGCGGCAAGCTGCTGGGCTAATGATCCCATTTTTAGCACACGTACGTTAGCAAGAAATATTAGACTGGCAATGTTCCACGAGGTGTTATCCCTCTTTTTGAGTTCATCGAAAACAATCTCGACCTCAGATGCCCCCCAATGTACTTCGGCTTGTCGCTCCCAAAAAGGGAGGTTACGGCCGATAAAGCGCAAGACTCGTGATGCATGTACATCATAGAAGTGGCCTGTCTCTGTCGTCACCCTATAGGATGCAGGGAGTCCAAAGTCCGGGCTATTGATATCCTCTATTTGCTCTGCGCTAGGGGTGATACCACTCCACCTATCGAGTACAAGCAAACCGCAATAGCTTCCAGGCATCACTTGATCAAGGTCAAGCGGCTGGTCAAGCATATTCTCATGGCCCTTGATCATCATGATCGCGCCCGCCCCACCATACAGCCGACCCCATTTCAGGGCCTCATTGATGGCGGCACGGGTCCGGGTAACGCGCTCCACCTTCTGGTATTTGTCTATCATTTCTGGGGATACTTGGCAGGTAAGTTCAATCCAGTTCTTGCACATATCATCAGGGATGGTGTCGATTACTTTGCGAATAATCCAATGGGACCGGTACAGCGAATTCATCAGGTTGTAATCGCGGGATAGGCGTGTCAGAGGATAATCGGTGCCCTCCATGATGTTGTTGGAGCCAAAGCCGATACGCGCCATAAGATTTTGGAATGAGTCCAGGGTTTGAGTATCAGCATCATTAGTTTGGATAGGCGCGGTAGTGACCGGTAGTTTTTTATTTTTACGGCTCATACCGCTAACCTCCATTGTGGTATTTTAGTTTTGATACCATAGCGTAATGCATCGGGGCAATGGTCGTTTGATTTAATCGGCTTTTCTTCACCACGCAGGGCGGCCTTTTCGTCCCAAGCATAAGCTGCTGTTTCTCCAATAGTGTTTGTACACCTTTTATGTATTCTGATCAAGCCTCTTTTCATCATGACCGAGACCATGCGGATGCCGTCGAGGACTTCGTTATCTGCATCCTGTACTAAAAGGCCACGGGATCGAAGTTCCGCCGCAAAGGATGCTGCCGAAGGGTCAAGCACAATCGTGGCGTCTTCCTTAGGGCCTATAAACTCTATTAGGTCATCAGCATACTCACTATCGGTTTTTTGACGGCCCTCTTTTTTGCTGTCCCAGTAATATTCCCTATCCACCCAAACGCTTTCACCATCATCCAGCATATCGAGGAAGGGCATGGGATTAGTGGTCCCGTAATCAATAAGGATGTACCTGTCCACGTAGCCACTACGCAAGCCAATAGGTATTGTGTCTTCATCGTATAATAGATCATCAGACCAGCAATCTTTGTAAATTGC